AACATATGGACAAGCAATGGCAAATGATATTATGATAGACTAATGATAAATAATTATATCAGGAGTTAATCATGAATTATAGAAAATTATGGGAATCACACAATGGACCTATCCCAAAAGATTCAGAAGGAAGAAGTTTAGAAATACATCACATTGACGGAAATCATGAAAATAATGTCATTGAAAACTTTAAATTAGTTACAATACAAGAGCATTATAACATTCATTATCAACAAGGTGATTACGGGGCTTGTTTGGCAATTATTATGCGAATGAATGTACCGGTAGAGGTATCAAAGAAGATGCAGAGTAAACTTAGTAAGGCTCTTGCCGCAAAGAGAATTGCTGAAGGTACACATAATTTTTCGGCAGAATTTAGTAAACAAATTCAGGCTCAAAGATTACAGGACGGGACACATAATTTTCAAGGTGAGCAAGGCAGCCGGAATGCTGTACAACGAAACAAAAAACTAGTAGAATTAGGAAAGCATCCTTGGGCGGGAGAGTTAGGTAAAAAACATAGTAAAGACTTAACACTTCAGAGGATAGAAAAAGGTACTCATAATTTTTTAACTGAATACAAATGCAAATTTTGTAATAGAACAGTTAAAGGAGAAGGTAACTATAAAAGATGGCACGGCGAAAGATGCAAAGACAATCCAAATAAACTTGCAAGAGAAATACCGAAATTAGTTGAAAATATGAAAAGAGTTAAATGCGACCATTGCGGTAACATTTTTCAACTTCCTAATTATAATAGGTGGCACGGAGACAACTGTAAGTCTAAAAAGATAAAAGGAGATAAAATTGAGTAATGATATTATGTTGGATATTGAAAGTTTGGATACAACACCTAATTGTGTTATACTTACTATTGGTGCTGTGCGTTTTGACCCTAAGGGCAATGGTATCGCAGAAAGATTAGAACTACGACCAACAATTGAAGATCAAACTGAAATCTACAATCGTAGTATCAATGATGACACACTACGTTGGTGGGGTGAACAAAGTCCCGAATCAATTGAAGAGGCTATGGGTGATCGTGATCGACAACCATTTAAAGATTGCATGGAAATTCTTTACAAGTTTTGTTGGAATCGCAGAGCAGTATGGAGCAACGGTGCTCCCTTCGACTTGGTAGTTATGGAACATGCATGGCGACAAACAAGTGACAAGCCAAACCCCATACCTTGGCCCTTTTGGACTATGCGTGACACACGTACACTATATGAAGTTGCAGGTGTAAGTCTTAAAGATGAAAAGCACGTTACCAGTCATAAGGCTGTTGATGACGCAGAACATCAGGCAATTGTTGTGCAACGTGCATATATGAAATTAATGAAAGCAGGATTGGTTCAACCTCGATGAGAATCGATAGTGACGTAGACATTGACTTTGGTAATCGTGATTTAATCTTAGAAAAGATTAAACATATCCCTGCCAGTATGCGTAAAGTAGATCCAATTAGAAAACATGCAACAGGTGTGCATATTACAGAAATACCCTATGATTCTGTAAATAACATGGCATCGATAGACTATAAAGAAGCAGAAGATCGTGGATATTTTAAACTAGACTTGTTGAATGTGCATGTTTATGAACAAGTTAAAAGCGAAGAACATTTATTAGAATTAATGCGCGAACCCAATTGGGCTAGATTAAATGATCCAATCTTTGTAGAAAAACTTATACATTTAAGCAATCATTATCAGTCTATTAAGCGTATGCCAGAACCTATCAATAGTATTCCTAGACTAGCTATGTTTTTAGCAGCTATTAGACCCGCTAAAAAGCACTTGATTGGTAGACCCTTTAAAGAAATAAGTGAAACTATCTGGGATAAAGAAGACGGAACTTATAGTTTTAAACGTAGTCATGCTGTGGCCTATGCACATCTTGTAGTTGTGCATATGAATCTATTAGACTCAGGGCATACGTTTAACTAGGGTAATGCTCTTACGTTTAATACGGCGTTTGCTGATTTCACTAATGCTAGTAACAGGGCCATGAATAATCACTAAACTTTTGTTCGCAAAAGTACGCAAATATATCTTAAATGGATCCCATTCACTTTTTAGAAATAGATTAATTGGTATGGTTCTATTGCTTTCCCACCACCAGCAATCCCCTAATTTTAGGAATTTTTCTTTAACATTGCTGTCTACAATACTGCCATAATCATAAATTGTAGTTACTAAGTCATCACGATTCTGTACAATTCCTACATAGTCTTGACCGGCGTAGGAGCAGACCGTGATAAACGGGTGATTTTCAGTTAATTTTGTAAAAAAATCTTTGTCAACCATTGTTATGCTTATTTACTCTTTTTTACCCATACATAATATTTTATCTGAATAAATACTGTCAAGGAGCATCATCAGTGTATACAACAGCGGTATTTTTATATATTCAACGAAACATTGTTGTTGTCCTATCAGGACCGTCGCCAAGGAGATTTATGCCAGTCTATTCAAAACCTCTCACCCTAAGTAAAGGTGTAGACAATCAATTACAATTTCAATTCTTAAATCAAGATCAGAAACCTGTAGATGTAACTGGACTTGAAATAACTTTTAGAGCAATAGATCAAACTGGTAGCACTATATTATTTCAACAATCATTAGATTCGGTATATCCAGCTAACGGTATAATGCAACTTAATTTAAATTCAAGTACATTGGTACCTGTAGATGCGCAACAATGTTTCTACACGTTGTCTATCCCATCACAAGATGGTACCATGAACTTCCCTGTATACGTTGATCAAGCTGCACAGGCAAGAGGCGATTTAGCTATTGTAAATGCTATATTGCCAAGTGTGGTTCCTTCATTAAAGGTTACTATACCATCTGCTCAAGGCATTCCAGGTTTAGATGGTCCATATACTTTCAATTCTAATGACCAACCTATGTTTGGTGCAGGAAATACTGTATGGCATAGCAGTGTAATTACAAATGATAATAACCCAATATTAACTTTACAAATGGAATATTATCAATACACAGGCAATGTAGCAATTTTAGGTAGCTGCACAGGTAACGGAGATTGGGCACCAATTACTTCATATACATATTCTAATATTACCAATACTCTTGGGTATGTAATTGAAGGATTCTATCCGTTTGTACAAGTGGCATTTGAAGCAAACGCTAATAATATTGCAAACGGCTTTGATATTTTGTCCAATATTTACGCCAGATAACTTTACATTTATATTTCAACAAGTTATAATATCTAGATGTTTGAGATATTATCTATTATTCCTGGCAAAAAGAAATCAACTAGTAGTGGTTGGCAAAGCTTTAACGCCCCCTGTTGTGTTAATCGTGGACACAAAGCAGACCGTCGTATGCGAGGCGGGGTAATAACTGACGGGCCAAACAAATGGACATATCATTGCTTTAATTGTAACTTCAAATGTGGATTTGTATTAGGTAAATCATTAACTAAAAACACTAAATTATTATTAACTTGGTGTGGTATAGACAGTGATCAAATTACTAAATGGAATTTTGAAAGTTTACAACACAAAGATTTGTTAGACTTTACTAATAAAAAACGTGAAAAGAAAAAGGTAAAGTTCAAAGAAATGAAATTACCTGAGGGTGAATTAGTTGATGTAAACAATATAAATCACAAAGTATACGTTGATTATTTACAAAAACGTGGCATAACTATTAGCGAATATCCCTTCTTAGTAACACCAAATGCTGAAGGACGTAACAGTAATAGAGTTATCATACCCTTTACACATGAAAATAAAATTGTTGGTCATACAAGTAGATTTTTAGATGACAGAAAACCTAAGTTTATAAGTGAACAACAATCAGGATATTTGTTTGGTTATGATTTACAAAAAAGTGATTATCAATTTTGTATAGTAGTCGAAGGTATATTTGACGCATTGAGTATTAATGGATGTGCATTAACGCATAATTCAATCAGTGAAGAACAGGCTACATTACTAAAAAATCTTAATAGAAAGATTATCGTTGTGCCTGATCAAGACAAAGCTGGGTTAGAAATTTGCGATAGAGCATTAGAATTAGGATTTAGTGTTAGTTTGCCAGACTGGAACGTTAAAGATGTTAATGATGCTGTAGTAAAATATGGCAAAGTAGCAACTATGCTAAGTATACTGCAAAATGAAACTAGCAGTAAGATAAAGATTGAAATGAGGAAAAAAGAAATTGCTAAACGATTATAATGTCGAAGTACAAACATTGTTTTTACGTATGATGGTTACAAACGCTGAGTTATATACTCGTGTTATGAATATCATGAATCCAAAAAACTTTGATCGCACATTGCGACCAGTAGCAGATTTTATTGTTGACCACAGTAAAAAATATAATGTTATGCCAGAACCAAATCAAATTAAGGCAACAACAGGTCAAACTATTGAAACTGTAGATGATTTAGATGATGGACATTATGAGTGGTTCTTAGAAGAATTTGAGGCATTTACTAAACGACAAGAACTTGAAAGGGCTATTTTAAAGTCAGCCGACTTATTAGAAAAAGGTGAATATGATCCAGTAGAAAAACTAATCAAAGATGCTGTGCAAATTAGTCTACAACGTGACATGGGTACTGACTATTTTGACGATCCTCGTGGTCGATTAATGGCACTTAAAAGCAGCAATGGACAAAACAGTACAGGCTGGCCTAGCATGGATAAGAAACTATATGGTGGGTTCAATCGTGGTGAATTACAAATCTTTGCTGGTGGCTCAGGTTCTGGTAAAAGTTTGTTTATGCAAAATCTTGCTGTTAACTGGGCACAATCAGGCTTAAATGGTGCATATATAACCTTAGAATTAAGTGAAGGTCTTTGTGCGTTGCGCATCGATAGTATGATGACACAAACTGCTAGTAGGGACATTTTCAAAGATATTGACAATGTTGAAATGAAAGTTAAAATGGCAGCAAAGAAGGCAGGTAAACTTAGAATCAAATATATGCCAGCACAAAGCACAGTAAACGATATCAGAGCATATTGTAAAGAACTACAAATACAAACTGGAGTAAAAGTAGATTTTTTATGTATCGATTATCTTGATTTGATTATGCCCGTAAGCGCAAAAGTAAGTCCCAGCGATTTGTTTGTCAAAGACAAATATGTTAGTGAAGAATTGCGTAACTTGGCAAAAGAATTAAACGTATTGTTTGTAACAGCCAGTCAGTTAAATCGTGCTGCGGTAGAAGAAATCGAATTTGATCATAGTCATATTTCAGGTGGTATTAGTAAGATCAATACTGCTGATAACGTGTTTGGTATCTTTACAAGTCGTAGTATGCGTGAACGTGGGCAATATCAGTTACAATTAATGAAAACTCGTAGTAGTTCTGGTGTAGGTCAAAAGATTGAACTTGCATTTGACGTAGATACTCTAAGAATTACAGACCCTGAAGAAAATTCTGACAATTCTACAGTTCCTCAGCCCTCAGCTAATGACATTATGAGTAAAATTAAGACGGTTTCAACTATAACCGATAGTATAGAACCTGAAACTAAAAAGGTCGTAGCTGATGTTCAAAGCTCCAAATTAAAGAGTTTATTGAACCAACTAAACAAATAGATTCCTATAAAATCCGATAAATACAGTATAGGACCTACGTATGCAGAAAAAAACTAGAAGTCTGTTAGAAGAATTAGAATCCATTGGTAGCAGCCGTGATATTAACCATGTCATAGAAAGTCGTGCTAATAATGTAATTGCAAGTGCTATTAATTTATTAGAATTAATAGGCAAGCATTACTCTGTTGAAAAGGCAGAAATTCTAGAAAAGAAATTACTTAGTTCCATAAAGAGTAAGGACCAACGCAGGTTCGCAAAATCTTTAAGGAAGAAGGATGAGATTTAAAGAATTTAATGAAGGTTTGCTTGACCCTTTACGAGCTACCGGATTACTTGGTAAAAACCAATATTCTAAATTACAACGTAAAAAAGAAGCAGATGCCGCAGCTAACGCAGCAAAAGCCTCACAAGTTCCTTTATCACAGCAAACTCCTGGTGTTTTAGCAAAATACGCAAAAGAATTTGCGCAAGACATACAAAATGCTATGCAAGAAGATAGCGCAATTGTATCAACATATAAAAAACCTGAACAATGGGAAAAATGGATTGATAGAGCATTAAGCGATGCTTTACCGCATGATCCGCAAACAGGATACTCAGTAATTTACAATAGATATTTAAAACCTAATCCTGAATATCAAAAATTAATACAGTCGTTTATTAAAGATGCAATGAATGTTAATAAAAAGGTACCATATGCAGAAGCAAATCTCGAAACATCTATTAACAATTTAGGACGTAGATTAGCAGTTACAGCTATTGATGAATTATCATCATTAAAAAAGAAAGTTGAAAAACCTGATATTACAGACGTAAATCAAATTAGAATGGCTAGATTACACCCTGAGTTGGTAGCCCCTTTACCTGGTGCCGCACCACCAGCTAGCGCCGAAGCACCAACATTAGAAATAGGTGGAGATGTTTATACTAAGGGACCAAATGGTTGGAAAGTAGGTAATAAACCAGTTACTAGCTTAGAAACTATTAAATGGCTAGATAATACTTGGCAAAAACAAACTGCTCAAAACGTCCCACCTGCACAACCAAAACCTAAAGTTAAAAATGTTCAAGGTCAATGGGTAACTGTACCACCAAATGAACAACCAAAGGTAGCTACTCCTGAACCTACTGTAGCACCGAATACAGTACAAAATACTAATTCAAATATAGCAAAAGGGATAGCAACGGCGCAAGAACCACAACAGCAACCTACACAACAACCTACAACTCCTCAGCAAAAACCAAAAGTTTCTCCTGAATTTCTACAAAGAATGGCTGCTGCAAAACAACGTATGCTTGCACAACAGAACAAAAATAATATGAACTTAACAGAATCATTGCGCAATCTTAGTGACAAATTAGCTAATATAAAATTAGTAGAAGACAAAGGACATTTAGATCATCCTGAAGATTTAGTCTTTTTACAAGATGTTGCAGGTGCTAATCAAGCATTAAACAACATACTTGCTACAGCAAAAAATCCTAATAACATTTCTATTAAATGGGATGGATATCCTGCATTGATTTTTGGTCGTGGCCCTAATGGTAAATTTAGCATTATGGACAAACATATGTTCAACAAAAAAGATGGCAGTGGTCGTAAAATTTATAGTCCTGCTGACTTTGCACAATATGATGCAGCTAGAGGTGTAAATCGCGGCGAATTAGAACGTATAATTAGTGAGATATGGTCTGGTTTAGAAATAGAGAGTAGAGGCACTAAAGGTTATTATTGGGGAGATTTACTATTTCATAAACCGTTAACACCAAATAATAATGGATTATACTCATTCAAAGCTAATCCTAACGGCATTACATATACAGTAGATCCAAACAGCGAACTGGGTAAATTAATGACTAAAAAAGTAGCAGGGATTGCTGTACATCAATATATTGATCCTAATGCTGATAGCACTGATCAAGCAGTATCATTAAATGGTGGAATTGGTAATCTTAAAAATAATAACAACGTAGCTATTATTCCAAGTGCTATGCCAGCTGCACCTAAATTAAAAGCTGATGCAAAATTAGTAAAGAAAACTAAAGACGATATTACAAAATACGGGGCAGACATACAACAATTAATGACTACTGCACCACAAGCTAGAAATACATTTAATCAATTGTTTACTACTTTTATTAATAAAAAAGTCAAAGAAGGCAATCTTAAAAACTTATACAGTGAATTTGTAAAATATTTTGAAGCACGTCCCATGACTGCTGTTATGAAACAAAAATTAACTAACCACTTGAAACAAAATAAAAGAGGCGTAGTTGGTGCATTTACAGTATGGATTGATTTATACAATCTAAAAGAGAAAATCGTACATCAATTGAATCAAGCAGCAAAATCTAGCCCTGTACAAGGCTATCTCAATGATGGTACAGCAAGTCAAGAGGGTTTTGTTGCCAACGGGCTAAAATTTGTAGATCGTATGGGCTTTAGTAGACAGAACCTTCAGGGTCGTTAAACTAATTTCCAAAAAAATGCACCAAAAAGATACCATAAAACCGACTTTTTTTGAAAAAAGTGTAAATACAGATATGAAGCAGTAGGCTTCAACAAACTTAAGGAATTTTCAAAATGGCACAATTTACACGTACAAATGGTGACTTTCAACCAGTATTAAACTTAGACTATGCTTCGTATACAAACACTGGTGTTAACACAAACACAAGCGGTTCAGTAGTTCAACCACAAGGTCCAAAACTTGACTTCTTCAACTTCGTAGTTGCAAACGTACAAGCTAACGGCACAGTAACTCAAACAGTTATTCGTACAGTTGAACAATTAGCAACAGTTATGATTTATCAAGTT